CCAAGCGCTGCCTCGAGCTCGCCGTCGACTACGCCAAGCAGCGCGTCACCTTTGGCGCGGCCCTCGCCGAGCGCCAAGCGGTGCAATTCATGATCGCCGACAGCTTTACCGAACATCACATGACGCAAGGGATGTCCGTGTCCGGCAGAGCGCGAAGAAATGCCGATATCATGGGCCCTTCTTAAAAGGGCTGCTCTCCAAAATGGGCCGTGGAGAGCATATGGAGAGCAGCGCCGCTCGCCCATTCATGCCAGCTGGGGTTAGCCTGATGTCCGACGGCGGCGATCGCGCCAGGTAGGCCAGGGAGCGGTGATATTCGCAGTAGGGCGGCGCGACTACTGGACCGCCGCAGAAGCGAAAATCAGGGTGCTGAGGGTCGCCGAGCGGCCAGCGGCAGCTCGCTGGCCCAAGCGCGAGGATGGCGAGGGCGGCTGCCGGGACGGACTGCTCCGGCGCGGCAGGCGGCCCAGGGTTGCCGTTGTTGTCTGTTCGGGCGACGGCCCGCTCGACCTCTTCAATCGTCACCGCTTGCGTGGCCAGGAGACGGAGCACGATGAGAGCGCCGCGAGGGGTGCGGCGACTGCCATCCCGCGCGTCTGAGATCAAGGTGCCCCCTAGCGCGAGTTCGACGCGCCAGGGGGACTGACCACGTCCACGGGGTGCTGCCCGATGAACGAAGCCGAAACTAGAATAGCGCAGACTATCCTTCCCCGCGATTGGACGTCGCTGCGAGATGTGGTCCTCCGGGTCGGAGCCTTTTTCGGGCGCGACCTCGACCTCGTGATGATCAATAGATACTTGCACGAGGGACTGCTGGACCTGGTGCTCGTGCGGCCCGACGGCACGATGACGCGGTTTTCGAAGGAGGATTGTGAACACCGGACCGTCCACGCTCCGTTTAACCGCGCAGAAGGCGTGCGCGTGGAGCCTTTCGAGGCCGGGCGCTACCTCGCGCGTCTCGCCGAGTTGACCTCCCCGGCAACGGCGATCCCGCCGACGGATCGACCAATGGCGCCCGCCGAGGAGTCGATGCCTGAGCCGGCCCCACCGAGTACGCTTGCGGTATCGAAGCCGGCACAGTCTTCCCTAGAAGTGCCGGCTTCAGTTTCTCCGCCACCACAAGAGCCCACGCCGATTGCGCTGCTTGTCAAGACTACACTTGCGGAGCTGGCATCGTCGCCGCCATCTGCTCCCGTTGCGTCAACGGAAGAGCCCCGGAAAGAGCGATCGGACGAGATTGCGGCGCCGATGGTTTCCCAGGAGAGTTCGGAATCGGAGTGGGACCCGCAGCTGGAGTGGTCTGTCGAGAGGGTTATGCAGGAGCTTGGAATTGGAAAAAGAGGATGGCGGCAGAGGGGGATCATTGAAGCAGTGGCAAATCTGCCGAAGTCGAAATTGCCAAAGCTAAGGCGCTATCGCGGGAAAACCATACCGGAAATCTTGGATGGCATTACTGCAGCGGACTTAAACCGCGCTGTGATGGAGGAAGGCAAACCAAGCAGCGAGGATTCATGCGGAAGGTTTCTGAAGGCGTGGAAGGCGCGGCGCATAGGGCTGCGCAGTGCTATTGGCTGAGTACTCGGTTTTGGCCGGGTTGCGGAGCCCCGCAAATTTTCCCGCAAATTTTCCCGCAAATAAGATTTTTCCGCATTGCGGGCCGCATTGCTTGTCGTGACCTGCGCGCGCATTGGCCGATGCGTCGCTCGTGCTTATTGTGAAGCGTGTGGAAAGGCTCGACATGTCTGTTCTCGACCAACCAGCATTGCAGAATCCGGGTAGGCGCCGCGAGTCGTGGCCCAACAAGGCCAAGCGCCACGGCGTCAGCACCCGGACGCTCGATCGCTGGGCGGCGAAGGGCGTCATCGATCCTGCCGAGTACATCCGCGGCCGAAAGTACGGCGACCCCGACGCTGAGCCGCGTCTCGACGCCGCGGAATAACTGAACTTCATCTCTTTGAGTTTGCCTCTGCCGGCGGCAACCGCTGCACGGCCCATGGGAGAGGTGTGTCTGCGGAAAGGTGCAGCGGCCGGCGGAACCTGCGAGCGGATTTTCGAAATCCTCAAGGTCCGCTGACCAAGACTTCGTGCGCGCCAAGATGTGCAGAGGGACCGATGTCCAAACCCACAAAGACCAGTGAGCAGGAGCTTCCTGAGCTCACGGCGCTGGAACTGAACCGCATCGTGCGGCTACCGGAGGCAGGGCGGCTTTCCGGCCTCAGCGAAGACAGCTTGAGGCGCAATCACTCGGACAAGATCGTTCGGCTCGGCCCCCGCGCCATCGGCATGCGGGTCGGTCACTGCTTGCAGCTGACGGGTAAGGGCACCTGACGCAACGAACCCCGCCGCGGCGCAGGGCTGTCCGAACGTCGCGGCGGATCACCCATCCAGGACAGCAAGCGGCTCCGGGCGTTGGAGCGCCCGGGCCACAAATCGGAGTAATTTTGATGCTCGATCGCGCAAATAAGCTAAACGCCCCTCCGCGTCAACTGATCCGACGGCACTATCGAAAGCATCGGCGCGACAACGCCCCCGCCCGCGCGTTTGCGGGAGCAAAGCTGTGGATGCACAAACCGGTCGTGCCGAGCACTCAAGCAGAAGCGGCACGGCTTGTTGGTTCCACCCCCGCATACGTCGCCGCCGCGGCTACCGTGATCAATGCCGCAACTCCGGGCCTTATCGAAAATGTCTTGCGCGGGCGCGTGCCGCTGTTGGCGGCCGCACACGAGGCACGGCGGCGACAGAACGCGAAGCGCACTGTTGAGGAGATGGTAGCGAGCTGGCGGTGCTGGACGCCGGGGCAGCGCGCGAATTTTGGCCGGGCTGTCGGTGTAGCTGAAATCTGGGACGACGCCATCGCGCCGGTGGTCGGCGAGGAGCGTGGCGAACTCGCGCGCGCGATCGCCGCGGAGTGAACTCATCACGGCGTCGCCCCTCGGGCGGCGCCTCTTCTTCAGGCGAAACACACATGGCGAGTGAGAGCACCGAAACGCTGCGCCTCATCCCTGTCCTGAACGGCTGTGCCTGCGCCGGATTCCTCATCGGCCGCGGCCCGCGCGGCGTCGAGGCATTTGACGCGGACGAAAAACCGCTCGGCGTTTTCCCCGACGCGATTAGCGCCGCGACCGCTATCGAGAAATCAATCGCCAGCATGTCCAGGGTGCGCATCATGAATCGTGAACGCCTCCCGAACCGGCGCGCAGCTGAGACGTTCGAGGTCGAGGCCGGCGGCCTGCGTTATACTGCGACCGCGGGCCGGTTTGCGGATGGCCGCATCGGCGAGCTGTTTCTCACAAATCACAAATTAAACTCGCAAGCAGACACCAACGCCCGCGATTCAAGTATCGCATTCTCGTTCGCTGTCCAGCACGGCGCGGATCCGCACGCGATCCGCCGCGCGCTCTGCCGCGATTCACACGGTCGCGCCTCCGGCCCGCTCGGAGCCGCGCTCGATCTCCTGCTGGGAGATGAATCGTGAGCGCCAGCACCGAAAGGCCGCGCCTCACCCCGGTCATGAATGGCAGCACCTGTGCCGGGTGCCGGGCGCGCGACAGAAAACGGGGCTGGCGGAGGGGTACCAATGCGACGCCCTGAGCAAACATTACAGCGGGCCGTTCTGGATCACTTGCGCTGGCGCGGCATGCCCGGGCTGTTTGTGTTTCACTACCCGGCTGGTGGTTGGCGCTCGTCGGTCGAGGCTGCAATCCTGAAGGGGCTCGGCGTCACTCCCGGCGTTCCCGATCTGCTGATTCTTCATCAGGGGAAGCTGCACGCACTCGAGCTCAAGAGCGCGCGCGGCCGCCTGACCACCATACAGGCCGAGACGCAGCACCGCATGCGCGTCGCTGGCGCGCTCGCCGCAACCGCGATCGGGATCGACGAGGCTCTGGAACGCCTCGAGGCGTGGGGCCTGCTCCGGCCTAACGTCGCAAACCAGTTCGCAAAGGCTTTCACCGGACTTCGTCATGACGTGGCCGAACGCACGAGGGGAGGAGGCACGGCATGAGGATCATCACAGCGGATGAACGCCTGGCAGAAAAAAGTGGCCCCAAGATCCTGATCATTGGTCCGAGCGGGGTTGGCAAGACATCATTACTGCGCACCTTGTCCGCGGAGCTGCTGGCATCGACGTTGTTCGTCGATATCGAGGCTGGCGACATCGCCGTAGCTGATCTTTCCGTCGCGAGCGTGCGCCCGCGGACGTGGGAAGAATGCCGCAATCTCGCCTGTGCCCTCGGCGGTCCCAATCCGGCGCTGCCGCCAACCGTTGCCTATAGCGAGGCGCACTACAACGAAGTCATGAAGAATCCCGAGCTCGCATGTCTGGCGGGTTACCAAATCCTGTTCGTCGACAGCTTGACCGCTGCCGCCAGGCTCAGCTTTGCAGGGGCGGAGCAACAGCCAGAGGCTATCAGCGATCGCGGCCGCAAAGACTTGCGCGCGATCTACGGAGCGCACGCCCGCAACATGCTGAGCTGGCTCAATCAATTACAGCACGCTCGCGCGCGCACCGTCATCTTCGTGGCTGTGCTCGAGAAGAACACCGACGAGCTCAACATCTCAACTTGGCAACCGCAGATCGAGGGCGCCAAGACCGGGCGTGAGCTCCCCGCCATCGTCGACGAAATTGTCACGATGCAATGGGTCGATTTCGGCGATCGCAAGCCCGTGCGCGCGTTCGTTTGTGTGAATCCAAATGCTTGGGGCTACCCAGCAAAAGATCGCTCCGGAAAACTCGATCAGTTCGAGCCTCCCAATCTGGGCGCGCTGATCGAGAAACTGACCGGTCCCGGCCAGCGAAAGCCTTTCATCACCGTTTCACCTGAGCAATCCGCTCAAACATAGGAGACTGGAAGATGTGCCCCTACGATTACACCGACGCCCCGCCCCCGCGCGACCTGGAGCTCATCCCGCACGGGACGATCGCGACCCTCGTCCTGCACGTCCGCCCCGGCGGGGTCGGCGAGGATGGCATGCTCAAGCGCACCCGCGCCGGCGATGCCGAGATGCTTGATTGCGAGCTCGTCGTCGCCGATGGGCCGCACGCGAAGCGCAAGTTCTGGGAACGGTGGATCCTCAACGGCACTACGGCAGGCCAGGCGCAAGCCGCCGAGATCGCCCGCAGCGTCCTCAGGGCCATCCTCGATAGCGCGCTCGGCCTCAAACCCGACGACGTGTCGCCACAAGCGCGTGCCGCCCGCACCGTCAGCCTCGGACAGTTCGAGGGCATGACCTTCATGGGCAAGATCGGCATCGAGAAGGGCCGGCCCAAGAATGACGGCACGGGCGAGAACTGGTCGGACAAGAACATCCTCGCGGCAGTCATCACACCCGACAAGAAAGAGTGGCACCCGAGCGAGCAGCCGCCGCCGTTCAATGGTGGTGGGGCCGCGAGCTCCTCCACGCCTCCCCAGTCTGCACCTCCCATCCAGCGGCCGGGGTGGGCGTCGTGAAAAAGAAGAAGACCCGCACCGTCGGCGAGGTCTCGCTGTCCGCGCTCGAAGATCAGTGGCAGCGGGACGCTACTGCCTCTGCCATTGCAGCAATACGTGGGGTCGTCCAGATGGATGGCCCCATTCCGTCCGGCACGCCGGTCGGGCGATTAAGCGATACTGAGCTCGGCTGGATGTTCTCTGCGAGCCTGTTCGCCTGGATTTGCAAGCGCGCCGAGCAGGCGACCGCGGAGCAGATCGACACCGAGCGCACCGTCAGGATGATCGCGCTTGATCCCCAGCCTTGGGACGCCGGCGCTGTGATGGCGATCCTGCCAGAGTTGGCAGACGCCTGCCCCGATATCGATTGGTCGAAGCCGCTCGTGCAATGGTCGCGCGAGACGATGGCCGAATTCTTGCTCGCGGCAATGCGGTTAATCCGCAAAGCAATGATTGCACGCGATCAAAGCGACAAAGGTATTAGTCGAAAATCGAGCGCGAGCATGATTGCGTGTCAGGCCAATGCCGCAGCAGGAGACCCATTGATGGGCCTAACCGACCTAACCGAGCTTAACGACGAGATCGGGATTTGAGATCGGGTCGAGGGTATGAACCATGCTCAATTTGAACAGGGCTTCCCTCTCGCTCGAGCCAGTCAATGTCGCTCTCAACGACACCATCGAACGCGCTGCGGCAACAACCGCCGAGCTGCCGCGTCCGTACCTCGGCGCATCAATCATCGGGGACAATTGCGCACGTAAGACGCAGTATTCGTGGTGGTGCAAGCCTGTGCTCGCGGCTAGGACGCGCGAGATCTTCGATCGCGGGCACTATTTTGAGGAGCGTGCGCGCCGGCTTCTTGTGGCCGCCGGCTTCAAGTTCGCACCGCCGGAGGCGTTGGCCTTCACCGCCGCGGGCGGTGCACTACGCGGCCACGCCGATGGCATCATCCTTCACGGCCCCGATCTACCAGGCGCCTATCTAATTTTCCCTTTGATCTGGGAACACAAGGCAGTCAACGCCAAGAACTGGCGCGCGATCGAACGCGACGGCCTCGAAAGGGCCTTTCCGCAATACGCGGTGCAAGTGGCGCTCTACCAAGCGTATCTCAACATCACCACCCCTGTGCTGTTCACGGTAACCAACGCGGATACTTGCGAGTGGCTACACTTCCTCGTGCCGTTCGACGCCGAGCGCGCGCAGCTCTGGTCCGACCGCGCCGTCAACATCATCGAGGCGACGCGCGCCGGGGAGCTGCTTCCGCGTGGCTATGACGATCCCGAGGACTGGCATTGCCGGGTGTGTGCCCATCGGGAACGCTGCTGGAGGACGACATGAGCAAGCCCGACGCCAGCAAGCAGCACAAGCCCGGCAGCATTATTGGCTACCGAGAGGCTATCGCCCATGGTAACGGCCCCTATCGCTGCAATTGCGAGCTTTCATTCAAAAGCCCGGAAGACGCGCCTGCGGATCTTCCGATGCATTTTTGCAATCCCTTCTGCGAGCAGGACACACGTCAACCGCTTCAGAACTTGCTCGACAAGCGGATAAAACGGGAGCGCGGCAAATGACCGACAGCAATAAGCTTCAGCAAGACCGCATCATGCGGCTCACCGACGGCATCCTGGCGGTTCTGACCGGAGCCGACAGCGCCGAGGCAGACACCGCCCTGACGTTAGCCGTGATTGCATCGGTGTATTGGCGCACTTCCGATGCAGCGATGTGTCTTCAAGCGGCGGATGGGTTTGCGCAGCAGGTGCGCGAGCTCGTCCAGCATGAAGACATCATCGAGCGAATCGAGACTTTGATCACACGGGCGCTATAGGCGGAGAAGAGCCAGTGAGTCATGGCACTGCTGCGCGAGCTCGCCGTCAAGCTTGCCAAGCCGAAAGGAGCGGTGCTGGAGGTGAACGATGCGGAACACTGTCAACGACGCGGATGCGCAAGGCCGCGTTTGCCGTCTCGCCAACGACATCATGACCGTCCTGGCTGGCAACGACCCCGCAGAGGCACATACCGCTCAGACATTGGCCGTGGTCGCCACGATATGCGCCCTTACCCGGAACGATGCGACGACGCGTCTGCAGGCGGCGGAGAGATTTGCGCAACAGGTACGCGAACTCGTTGGGCGCGAGGACATTATTGAGTGGATCACGCACTCTATTATTCACGTGTCGCAAGCGGGGCGGGGGTAAGCCATGTCGCTTCCACGTGAGCTCATCACTCCACGAGATCACCGCCACGGTTCCAGGCTTGGTGACGTCATTCGAAGGCTGGCATCGAACAGCCAAGGCGAGGCCCTCGCTGCGCTGTGCGCTATTGCGCGCTTGTTGGAGGCATACGGACAGAGCTTCCACGAACTCGCCGATCACATCGAGAATGGCAGCGGTGGCTTAAGTGAGGACGACAAACAGAAGATCAGCGCCGCCATCAAGCAAGCTCGCATCGAAGGTTACGCCGAGGGTGTGAGGGCGGCGGAAAGCAAGCAGCACAGCACCGGCGCCTTCCGCAACACCGACGGTTCCCTCGAATGGACCGAGGTCGCGCTTTACTGCCAGCGCCAGAAACATCGGCTTCCGGAGACGAACCACAAGTTCGTCGACGACATGGCGTCGCGTACGGTGTGGGGGCGTGAGCCGACTCCGCGGCAACATCAATATTTGCACTCTTTATTTTTTAAGCTTGGGGGAAAAATCACGTGAGAGCTACGCTCTATGGACGCCCGTATGAACCGGCCGAGCCCGATCCCGGCGGCGGTTGGCTGAGAAGTAAGTTCGTAGGCTTGCCCTATCCACGGCCGGACATCGTGGCGTGCGGGCGACCAAACTGCCCAGTGTGTGGCGGACGCGCTCAATCGTTCGTGTGCGAGCCGTCTTCAGGGCGGCATCAGTACCTACAGGCGTTCAACGCCGGCTGCCTGGAAGCTATTCACTCACTGGCGCGCAGCCGAATAGTCGGAGAGGGCGCAAAATGACGACGGTACTCGAGGTCCGGCAGGCACTGGTGAACCGCGGCTACACGCCGATCCCGGTGACGGGAAAGATACCGCCGTTCAAGAAGTGGCAAAAGGTCGGGAATGTCTCGCGCCCGATGCTGGAAGCATGGGACAAGAACTGGCCGAGAGCGACGAATACCGGCATCTTGACCGAGTACACGCCGACGCTCGATGCCGACATCCTCAGCGAGCCCGCCGCCGTCGCGATCGAGAACCTGGTACGCGAGCGATTCAAAGGACGTGGCCATGTTCTGCCGCGCATCGGCAAGCCGCCGAAGCGCGCGATCGTGTTTCGCACTGCTACTCCGTTCGCCAAGATCACCGTCAATCTGGTCGCCGTCAACGGCGGTACCGGCGAGAAGCTCGAGTTCATGTGTCGGGGTCAACAGGTCGTCGCCGCCGGCATCCATCCAGAGACCGGCGATCCTTACACCGGGCCGTTCGGCAATTTGATCGACATCGCGCGCGACGATCTACCCGAGATCAGCGAGGCGGAGGCAAAACAGCTGGTCGACGATATCGTCGAATTGCTGTGTCGCGACTTCGGCTACAGACGCGCGGC